ACGACTTCATGAAGCTCCCAGACGTTGTCCGCTGCGCCGTCGTGCATCTTGGCCACGAATTCACCGGTTTCCCCGAGTAGCTTACCAACAGCTTTCAAAGCATCACGGGTTGCCGGTACGGGCACGGGCCGGTACCAAACCGCACCTGCTGGACGCATCAATGCGTCCAGCAGGCGTGGATCAGCGGTCAGCCTGATCACTTCCTCAAGCTCATCTGGATTCAGCCAGCGGCGTTCTTCATCGAGCTTGAGTTTCTTCTGGAGGGTGTCGTTGTCCAACACCATTTCAAAGGCAAGGGCGGTAATTCCGCCCTTATAGTCACGACCAGCGCGATAGATCGCTTGGCGTAGAGGCAGGACCGGACCAGCGTCCGGCAAAAGATCTGTGCGACTCATAACCGTAAATCCCCTATTTACGGTGTAGCCATAGCCCAGGGTAAACCCTATCCTACGACCACGACCGATGTGCATGTGCTGTGTATCGTCGTAGCTGGGCTGGGGGATTCTTTGGTGAGAGGCCCCAGCTCAGCACCTTTTAAGCTGCCGACTTAAGATCGGCCGCTTCTTTCTCTTGGATGTATAGGCATTCGATTGCCTTACCCGTTACGTACCGAACATCTGCACCTTTCGCGGCGCGATTGATAGTCGGCTGTGTTGTTCCTACGCGATCTGCAATAACTCTCTGGGACAAACCAGACCGAAGCAGCTCCGCGAGCATTTCTTGGATAGTCATATCGTCCACCGATGCGCTTTCGCATTGGCCGCCACAATACACAAACGTATTGAATGATTCAATACACTCGGCGATACGTTTTTGAATCAAGGCAGAGAAAAAGTGATCGGAGACCGCATCGCCCAACGCATGCAGGAATTGGGGCTGTCAGAAGGCGAACTCGGCCGACGCTCCGGCGTTCCGCAACCGACGATTCATAGAATTGTGACGAACGCGGTAACCAGCCCACGCCATGAAAATATCGAAAAGATCAGCAAAGCCTTGAAGGTCAGCAGCAACTGGCTTTGGAAGGGAGGCGAACACAAAGACCCGATGATTGATCAGGGCGCGCCATCTGCGAATGAGACCAACGTTGAACCTGGGCCAGCTATTAAAGGCTATGTCCCTCTCATATCTTGGGTTCAGGCCGGCGCATGGTGTGAGATTGAAGACGTTAGGACCCTTGATGATGCGGAGATATGGCTCCCATGCGCCGCATCCCATAGCAGCCAAAGCTATGCCTTGCGAGTACGTGGACTATCCATGTTCAATCAACATGAACGTAGATCCTTTCGAGACGGAGACATCATCTTTGTTGATCCCGCGAAAGATGCGGAGAATGGTTCTCTTGTAATTGCCAAGCTCATGGATAGCCAAGAAGCAACTTTCAAGCAATTGGTGATGGAGGGCAGCCGCCAGTTTCTGAAACCGCTGAATCCAGCATGGCCAGAGCCGATCATTGAGTTGGGGGCCGACGCAATCATTTGTGGCGTAGTATTTTCGAAGCTTGAAATTTTCTAATACATAACTCAAAACAGGCCCGCAGAGATGTGGGCTTTTTTTGCATCGTGAAAAAATCAATTCAAATACGCATTGACTGAATCAATACGTATTTGTATCGTTTGCATCGTAAATCTCTCACCAAAGAGTACGAACATGCAAACAACACAGCACAACAACACTCGTTGCCCGGTGTACCTACACCCATCAGCTTGCATTAACCCAGAAGCCGTAAAAGAAATTCAAAAACGCACCGGCCTACTGGTGATCGTCGCGCCTGGCACTCGCTTAGCACCGGCAAAAGTAAATGTCATCACTCACGGATGCGGACCGTTCGGGGGTGATGCAGCATGAAGCCTCTATTAATTGGCCTCGCTGGCGTCGCCCGCACTGGTAAAGACACCGCCGCGCAGCATCTGGTAAGCCACCATGGATTCCAGGCTTACGCGTTCGCTGACCCACTGCGTGACGGTCTGATGCACATCCTCAACTTGAGCCCTTGCGACTTCGACGGTGCCCAGAAGGAACTGCCGCTGCCATGGCTCGGCCGATCCCCTCGCCAGTTAATGCAATCACTTGGCACCGAGTGGGGCCGCAACAACGTGCATCCCGAACTCTGGCTGCTGCTTGCGGAACAGAATCTCGACCTACTCGCTCGCACCCACGAAGAAACACGCGGCTTTGTCGTCAGCGACGTGCGGTTCGAAAACGAAGCGGACTTCATCCGTAAACGTGGCGGCGTGGTGATTCACATGGAGCGGATAGCTGCTCTCACCGTCAACCAGCACAGCAGTGAAAACGGTGTCGTGCGCGCGCCGGGAGATATCTGGCTACCTAATGATGGGCCATTCGAAGAGTTGTTCACCAACCTAAACCATATTGTGGACACCCTGCACAACCGTGCTGCGGCGGCCTGAGGCAGCGTTATGACAAACCGCACCCTGGACGAATCCGCCGCATTGCTCGGACTCAAGCCCCGCGCCTTCCGCACCAGGTTGCGCGAGCTGGGCATTCTCAACAGCAGTGGCGATCTAGCCAGCCAGCACCGTGATCGCGGCTATCTGTATTCGGATCCGCGCAGCACCGTGATTCCGTCCCTCAACAAGTGCCGTCATTACTCCGTGGTGATAGTGAAGGAAGAAGGGATCGAATGGCTTGCCAAGAAGCTAGGAATCATCATTACCAAAAAGGACGCCGCGGCATGAAAACCAATTACCTCAATGCCTACACGCAAGCCCTCGGCGCCCTGAAGCTGATCCCGATCTACTTGAACTGCCCGGGAGTAGTCAGCCGCGCAACACTCGTTGGCGCCTCGACGGAAGCCATCCAATTACTGGAAAGCATGCCCGTACTAAGCACCGAGCTGGCCGAAGTATTTCGCTGCGTCAACAACGTGATCCTTGACGGGCAAGTCGCCTACGTTACGCCGACCAACTCGCCTGAGTTCCCATTCGGCGCGGTGGTGGCTGACGCCAAGGGCAACATTTGTGCGGCTGCAATGGGCAAAAGTAAAGAAGGCCTCGCCGAGCTGATTCGCCTCAAGTTGCTGCCCCCATCGGAGGGGTTCGGGGAGAACGCAGCGTGAGCAACACACTTGAACAATTGCGACGTCAGTTCGCTACTCCATGCCCGACCCTGGCGGCAGTTCGGGAACAGTACTTCGCACACATTCGCACCGACCGCTACCTACTGGCCGAGATCAAGGCAGGTCGTATCGCGCTGGTCGTGAAGCGTCTGCACGGGTCGGCTCGCGCTCAACGAGTGGTGTACCTGCACGACCTGGCCGAGTTCCTCGACGCCCAAGCGGCGAAGCAAGCGGCTTGATTTCACCGGTCGCCTCTGCCGACCAGAGGCAAACAAATCGCACATCAATAGGCACAGCACATGAAACCTACGGATACGGCCGAATTCATCGGTGAACTCAACGCAGGCGTCTTCGCCAATCAGATCGGTCACGCCCTTTCTGAAGTGGCATCAGGAGTTGTTGATAACGGCAAGGTCGGCTCGGTCACGCTGACCTTCACCTTGAAGCAGATCGCCAACAGTCATCAAGTCACCGTCAATCACAAGCTCGCCTACAAGGTGCCGACCAAACGCGGCAGTCGTACCGAGGACACCACGCTCGACACCCCGATGCACGTCAATGAGGGCGGGCGCCTGACTTTGTTCGCCGAAGCCCCCCGCGCCGGTCAGCTATTCAACCGCGACGACGCGCCGATTCACGCGAAGTCCTAAACCGTTCGATTCCGAACCTCTCACCAAAGGAAGTCGATTCAATGGAAGCCAAAGCAATTCAGTTGATTCAGGACACCGCCGTTCTGGCCTATGCCAAGGCGCTGGATACTTTCACCCCGGTGCTGGTATTGCCGTCTGACCAGAAGATCCACAGCATCGAGAAATTTCAAGCCGCTCGTAGCCGGTTCCGCGGCGCGCTCACTACTCACTCGCTGTTGGACTTCGGCAATTACGTAATGACGCAAAGTGCCGAGGTTGTAGCGTCTGGTTTTGTGGACGCCGAAGCAATGTCGTGCACAGTCATTTTCAACTTGGGCGACACCAAGTCACCAGGGCACGGCGACTTCACCGCCACCCTGAACTTGAGAAAAACTGCTGCCTTCCGGGCGTTGGAACGTGCAGCCTCCATTCAGTTCGCGCAGAAAGAACTCAGCGACTGGATCGAGGATTGGGCATCGAATCTCCAAGCCCTCGCGGCCGATGACAGTCCCATCGATTTGCGTAAAGCCGCGAGCGCCATCCGCTCTATCAGCATCGAGCAAGCACGCAAGAGCGAACATATCGTCGGCGACCTAAGCGCCTCTCGTTCAGCAATGGACCAGATTGAGGCGAAGTCCTCAGAAGGCTTACCTGCTGAATTCCTGTTCACCGTCGAGCCATATGAAGGGCTAAAGGTCCAGATCATCCGTCTGCGCGTAGCCGTTCTCACCGGCGGCGACAAGCCCTTGCTCCGTCTGCGTTGGATTGGAGAAGAACAGCTTCGCGAAGACTTGGCACAAGAATTCAAGGAAGTCGTGCAGCACGAAGTCGGTGGCGGCGCGCAATTGACTATCGGCAATTTCAACTTGGGCTAACCCCCATCCAACACCCCTCCGCCGGCCTCTCACCAAGTATCCCTGCGGAGGGATCTACTGAGGTACACAGCACATGACTGCAATTCAAATCTGCGCACTCATCGCCCTGATCGTCTTGGCCGGACTACTTGTCTGGGCCGGTTATTTCATGGGGCATAACGACGGTATGTCCGCAGGCATGAAAGAAAGCGATGCGATCCAGCGTGCCGAAAGCGGAAAGATCATTCGCGAATTGAAGGCTTCCCTCGACTTCGTTAAGGCCGACCATGCGCGCTTGGCGCGATTCAGCAAGGGTCTTCAAGAAGGACTAGCACTCGGCAGAGCCGAGCGCCAGACGCTGCTCGATATCGCCGAAAAGCTCCGCATTGCCGCTGATACGTTCGCCGCGTTTCGCACGGGAAAAAAACTGGAACGCGAAAGCCGCGTCCTGCGCGACGAGGCCCTCGCCATGGCCGATTTACTGAAGCCTGCCGAAATCGCAGAACATGCAAAAGTTGAGATGGTGGCTGGTAGCCGATCTGGTGCCGCATGAGTGAAGTATCGATTGTCCTCTATGCTCCTCCGCCCGCTCTACTCGATGCGTTACGTGACAAAGAATGCTTCGTCACCTCGTCTTACGGAAATTCGATTGAACAACGGGATGCAGCTCATCGACGAGAGCTGACCTTGAAAGAAGAACTCGAACTCCTCACAGCTCTTCACGAAAAAACACTTGCCCGCGAGGAGGCATTAGAAGGAGCAATTTGCGCTATCAGGAAGCAGAAACTTTGCCGCCACCTTTGCTGCAGCAGATCAAAACAGGAGTGCGATAAGTGAGCTTACCTCGATGGGTGATGATCAATCGTGCCTCTGAACTGACCGGCTATAGCGAAGATGCGATACGACACAAAGTCAAGAACGGCACTTGGGCACAAGGTCGTGTTTGGCGCAAAACACCAGACGGCCGAATCGCTATCAACATGACGGAGTACGACAAGTGGGCCGAGAGCGCACCTCAGCAAGCGGCCTAGAAGTGGAGCTGGCAAAACACAAAGGGATTGAGATACACGGCGGAAGCATTCGCGTCGTGTTCATGTGGCGGCGAATTCGCTGCCGCGAAACCCTTGGACTGCCTGTAACCAAGGCCAACATCAAGCACGCCGCCCTGCTCAGGGCGGCAATTCTTCACGAAATCAAAACGGGACATTTCGAATACGGTCGCCATTTTCCAAACTCAAAAAACGCGGCCAACTACACGGCGGTTAAAGACGAGCGGATCGGGGCTTTAATGGAGCGTTACAAGCCACTTAAGGCTGTCGACATAACTCCGATGACCGAAGAGAAATACGGCTACGCATTGGATATTTGCGCCGATCTGCTCGGCTCGGAACGCTTGGCGGGCATCCTATTACCCGAAGATATCCAGCGACTGAGGACTAAACTCATCGCCACTAGGGCGCCGTCGACGGCGAACCATTACCTGGCGACTTTCTCCGGCTTCTTAGCGTGGTGTGAAGACAACAATTATTGCCGTGAAGGATTGGCGGCGGCTTGCGTCCGCTTCACGATGATCGGACGGGAACCTGATCCCCTGACCAAGGCAGAGTTCGACCAATTGATAAATAAGGGTTGTTTACACGTTCAGGATTCGGCTGCAATCACACTCGCCGTTTACACAGGACTGAGGCCAGGGGAGCTATGCGCGCTTGCAGCAGAGGACGTTGACCTCGAATCCGGGCAGCTTCAAATAACCAGGGCGATCACTGCGGATGGAACGTTCAAAGTACCCAAGACGGGAAAGCCTCGGACCGTGCTTTTGATGCCACCAGCTCTCGAAGCGTGCAGAACTCTCATCGGTCTTGTTACCAACCATGAACCGCTACAAATCAAAATCTATATGAATCGGCATGAGAGCCGAACAGAGACGGTTACTCCATTACTGTCACCGAAGACCCAGGCTAGAAAGAGAGTCATCAATCAGTGGTATGTGCCGACGTCATGGAACACAAAATGGGCAGCGATTCAGAGGCGGTCAGAGATACGACCTCGCCGTCCATACCAAACACGACATACATACGCCTGTTGGTGCCTAACTGCTCGGGGAAACCTGGCTTTCATTGCGAAACAGATGGGACACAAAGACTTTACCATGTTAGTCGAAGTATATGCCAAATGGATGGACGACGAATCATCAAACGAACTAGATAGGATTTACAGAAATATTTTCAATTCACCTAGCAGCTGAGTCGTGCGCGCTTCGGTAGTAACCATACAAATTGTGCAGAGAATAGTTTAGAGCTTCAGTTTGTTTATTCCTCTGCAAAAACACAGCATCCTCTGAAAGACTTTCAATGGCCTCAGCGTTCAGAGTCGAGGCCATTCGAATTCGCATTAGCAACATATCTTTGTCACCGAAACCGTGATAACGCTCTAGGAGTTCCAAGAGGGTTCGCACCCCGTGTATCTCAGACAGTGTCCCGGCAACCCACACCTTATCACTTTCACGACTAGCATTATCAGCAAGCCAGTAATCAACACACCGCTTATCTATGCCTAGAACCTTATCTACCGCCTTTGCCACTAGGGCATAAGCCTCAGCCCGCGTTGCAATACGATTTGAATTCCGATAAACAAAGAACCAACCACCGACTACCAACAAAGGCGAAATTATGCTGATAAACAGAGCCATATTATAAATCCGCCTCTAAAACATAGGACTGAATTTCCATTACATAGTCTGCATTCTTTGTTTCGACCTCCAACTTTCGCAACACGTCTTCGCCGCGCAACTTCTCAACACGTACCAAGCCACCGAAAGCTTCTTCGAGAAAGGAGGACCCATATTCATAACCAGGTGCAACAGAGTCTAACTTGACTACCACCCGGTCTACATCTGGATCAGTGAATGGTTCAAGGAGAAATTTCTTTCGGAAAGCCTCACCGTTTCCGGTACCATCATCGGCATATCGACCGAATGGTGCCCTAGAAAAGCTTTTCATATCAACTATAACAGTAGTCATCGTCCTTCACCTGTAAATGCCCACTCTAGAAGAGTACCACCTATGCTATTGGTATGGGCGTATTCTTTCAAGATCTGTCCGCTCTTATAAACCACCTCTCCTTTTCCGCTATATACGAGCAAATACTCGGCAGAGGCGTTGCTATCAATCGGACGCTTAATATCGCTAAATCCCTTTCCACGACCCTGCAGATTAAACCTCGTCACACCAGGCTTCATCGCATGCTGAATGCTAGAACAATCACTAACACCACGTTGTATAGATCGCATTGTTTCGGGTATCCCCGCGCCCATATCATATATGATTATGGCCATTTTACCGGTATTTTTATTTATGCTCGCATACTGCCACCATCGCCCTAACATAAACTCATTGAATCCTGGATCTTGCTTAAATAACTCATAAGCATGGTGCGCAATATTCAAGTATGACTCCTGAATCGCCCCAACAATTCTTTTTGGAAGAGTTCCGAACCCCTGTCTCAAGTGCCCAATCACATCCTCGAACTGACTAGACGGGTCATTGCCCGTTTTATATGGGTTGCTCCAGTCAGACCAAAGACGCTCTAATTTTTTTTGCCCCCCCGGCTTGATCGCAGACCACAACCCGGTTTGGACAAATTTGGCTTTCACCTCTTTCGAATTTGGCGGCACTATAGAGATGATTCTGTCCGGAAAACGAAACACTCCGAAAGGAAGACAGGATTGACAGCGAGTGATCTTGGCAAAAAGTACTAATGCAGCTGCCGCCGTGATATGTACAACATCGCTAAAGTCGACCTCCACATACACCAGCCGGTTGAATACTAGCGTGTCGATTTCATCCAAGAAGGCAAGCGTCTCATCGTGAAATTCCAAGCGATATAAACATAAAACTTCAGGAGCTTTGACCTGGACACGATCCGTCGGCGTGCCAGACCTCCGCTTTATATGCTTGGAATCCTGTACGATGATCACTGAATTTAGTTCCCAAAAGATCCGTTTTAGAGTACCCGAGAGCTTCAATCATGCAGCTTTTGGTCGTATTTAGATAGAGGCAAGCAGCCGCGGACACCCGCGTGATGACACCTGTCGTGATAAGCTCCATGGCATTCCAGCCCACTATTTGGTTGCTGCTTTAGCCAGTGGTAACGACGACAGCTAAAGCCCCCAATTTGCCCCATACACAATACTGAATCACGCCAAACCACTGATGAATAAAGCAATTTCAGATCTATCCTCCCACACTCCGATGATGCAGCAATACTGGCGCCTGAAGAATCAGCACCCGGACCAGCTGATGTTCTATCGCATGGGCGATTTCTACGAGATCTTCTACGAAGATGCGAAGAAAGCCGCCAAGTTGCTGGACATCACCCTGACCGCGCGCGGGCAGTCGGCGGGTCAGGCGATTCCGATGTGTGGGATTCCTTACCACGCGGCGGAAGGTTACCTGGCGAAACTGGTCAAGCTCGGCGAGTCGGTGGTGATTTGCGAGCAGGTCGGCGACCCGGCCACCAGCAAAGGCCCGGTGGAGCGCCAGGTCGTACGGATCATCACGCCGGGGACAGTCAGCGACGAGGCGCTGCTGGATGAACGCCGCGATAACCTGATTGCAGCGGTATTGGGCGACGAGCGTCTGTTCGGTCTGGCGGTGCTGGATATCACCAGCGGCAACTTCACCGTGCTTGAGATCAAAGGCTGGGAAAACCTGCTGGCGGAACTGGAGCGGGTCAACCCGGTGGAACTGCTGATTCCGGATGACTGGCCGAAAGACCTGCCGGCGGAAAAACGCCGTGGCGTACGTCGTCGTGCGCCCTGGGACTTCGAGCGTGACTCTGCGTTGAAAAGTCTCTGCCAGCAGTTTTCCACCCAAGACCTGAAAGGCTTCGGCTGCGAAAACCTGACCCTGGCCATCGGCGCTGCCGGCTGCCTGCTGGCCTACGCCAAGGAAACCCAGCGCACCGCCCTGCCCCACTTGCGCAGCCTGCGTCACGAACGCCTCGATGACACCGTGGTGCTCGACGGCGCCAGCCGGCGCAATCTGGAACTCGACACCAATCTGGCCGGTGGTCGCGACAACACTCTGCAATCGGTGGTCGATCGTTGCCAGACCGCCATGGGCAGTCGCTTGCTGACTCGCTGGCTGAATCGGCCGCTGCGCGATCTGACGGTACTGCTCGCCCGCCAGACGTCGATCCGTTGCCTGCTCGACGGTTACCGCTTCGAAAAGCTGCAACCGCAGCTTAAGGAAATCGGCGACATCGAGCGAATCCTGGCGCGGATCGGCCTGCGCAATGCGCGGCCGCGTGACCTTGCGCGTCTGCGCGATGCACTCGGCGCGCTGCCCGAACTGCAAGTGGCGATGACTGATCTGGAAGCGCCGCATTTGCAACATCTGGCGGCCACCACCAGCACTTACCCGGAACTGGCGGCGCTGCTGGCCAAAGCCATTATCGACAATCCGCCTGCGGTGATCCGTGACGGCGGTGTGCTGAAAACCGGTTACGACAGTGAGCTCGACGAACTGCAATCGCTGAGCGAAAACGCCGGTCAGTTCCTCATCGATCTGGAAGCCCGGGAGAAGGCTCGCACCGGTCTGGCCAATCTGAAAGTCGGCTACAACCGTATCCACGGCTACTTCATCGAGCTGCCGAGCAAGCAGGCTGAATCGGCGCCCGCTGACTACATCCGCCGGCAGACGCTCAAAGGTGCCGAGCGTTTCATCACGCCCGAGCTGAAAGAATTCGAAGACAAGGCGCTGTCGGCCAAGAGTCGCGCGCTGGCTCGGGAAAAGATGCTTTATGAAGCGCTGCTCGAAGACTTGATCAGCCAGTTGCCGCCGTTGCAGGACACCGCCGGCGCTTTGGCCGAGCTGGATGTGCTGAGCAACCTTGCCGAGCGCGCGCTGAACCTTGACCTTAACTGCCCGCGGTTCGTCAGCGAGCCGTGCATGCGCATCACTCAGGGTCGTCACCCGGTAGTCGAGCAAGTGCTGACCACGCCGTTCGTGGCCAACGACCTGAGCCTGGACGACAACACGCGCATGCTGGTCATCACTGGCCCGAACATGGGTGGTAAATCCACTTACATGCGGCAAACCGCTTTGATCGTGCTGCTGGCGCATATCGGCAGTTTCGTGCCGGCCGCCAGTTGCGAGCTGTCGCTGGTGGACCGGATTTTCACCCGCATCGGTTCCAGCGATGACCTCGCCGGTGGTCGCTCGACCTTCATGGTCGAGATGAGCGAAACCGCCAACATCCTGCACAACGCCACCGAGCGCAGCCTGGTGCTGATGGACGAAGTCGGGCGCGGTACCAGCACCTTCGACGGTCTGTCGCTGGCGTGGGCGGCGGCCGAGCGTCTGGCCCATCTGCGTGCCTACACCCTGTTCGCCACCCACTATTTTGAACTGACGGTGCTGCCGGAAGCCGAACCCCTTGTAGCTAACGTGCACCTTAACGCTACCGAGCACAACGAACGGATCGTGTTCCTGCACCACGTCCTACCTGGGCCTGCCAGCCAGAGCTATGGCTTGGCGGTGGCACAACTGGCGGGTGTGCCGAGCGAAGTGATCCTGCGAGCACGGGAGCATTTGAGCCGTCTTGAAGACACCGCCCTGCCCCACGAAGCGCCGAAACCGGCTGCCAAGGGCAAGCCGTCGACGCCACAGCAAAGCGACATGTTCGCCTCGCTGCCGCATCCGGTGCTGGACGAATTGGCGAAAGTGGATCTGGACGACATGACGCCACGCCGTGCGCTGGAAATGCTCTATGCACTGAAGAACCGGATATAAGCACTGAAGAAGCGGATATAACGCAAATCGCTTCAAGCTGTTAGAATCTCGCGCGGTTCGGGATGCTGCTGGCTCATAGCCTGGTCAGCAGGTATCGCTCCCGAACCTGGCGACCCCAACCGTGAAGGGGCAACGCTGCCGCCGCCTGAGGAGA